GTAATACTTCGTTCGATCAAAAGTGACCGACTTCACCGATACCGTTTCTTTTGCCCCATCAACGGTTGCCTCGGTGTTAAAGGCACTATCCAACGTCTGAACATTGACTCTGGCCTCATGCCAATGTTTACGATCTGTGGTTTTTAGGTTGTAGCCTCTGGTAACGAGTTTATCGGTAATAACAGATTGAGTGATTTGATTACTCGTAATAGTTTCATCTTTTAGCCCTCCCAACTCTCCATCATCATACAACCCAATGGCACCGTCATAATTTAAATAACAAAGCCTTTGTTTCCCCCAAACCGTGACCTTTACCCATTCCTTTACACCGACAAGCGTGTCATATCCTGACCATGCTTGATTAAGAAAATCATACACAAGCACCGCATTATTGTTTCCGTCTGCGGAATCATCCAAACAAACGGAAAGATAATAACGGTTATTGATAAACGCGGCGGTGGCGTTGTCTGACTTGTCCCAGTTGACGCGATCAATTAACGGCTGGATCGGATCGGAAAGAGGAACATCCACCCCCTGCACCGCACCACTCTCTGTTATCTGCAAACTACAAACACCGCGCTGATCGGAAAGAAACCAGACATCTCTCCCTACGCTGACAATCGATTTTGGAGAAGCACACCCATAAGAACTCGTTAACTGATCCAATACCAGATCACCGAGATTGCCGTAAATGTTCCTTACGGCAAAAATAGATTGCTCCTTAAAGCACAATACAGTTGTGCGATCAAACTTGTGCAAGGCAACCAGTTTATCGGCACTCCCTTGATTTATGCGAAACGATGCGAGAACAGGCTGATAGCGAGTTGGATTTAAAAAGTCACTACAACTCACAAGATCACGCGAATGAGGAACAAGCATACGATTCTGAAAATAGATTGCTCCGTAGCCGGTGTTGGGGATTGGCTCAAGCCCAGTTCCTTCGTCGTTTTCTTCTAAATCTTCATCTGTTTCTGCCGGGGCAATCTCTTTAAAACCCTCATCCAAATCATCCATAATGTAAGGTTCTTTATCATCACCTCGAAACATTAAAAGATTCTGGAACGCTTGAACAAAATTGACCGGCCCATCGGGATGCAGACCATTTAGCTTAAAAGCCATCATTCCCTCGCGGGTGGCGTAAACCCCGTCACTTGCGGCAACGATCAAAAATTCGATGCTGTTTGGATCGGAATAAACACCGACACCATGCACCGTTCCAAAAGAAAACACACGTTGCCCCGTAAGTTCTGTCCAACCGGAATTGACATTACCGGAACCATCTAACGGGGCGATTACTGTTCCTGCGTTTGCAGAACTTCTTTGGAAGTACGGGCCTTTATCCTTGTTACTGATCGGGCCTTGAGTCGCGTTTATTTGAACATTAGCCGGTTCAGAAACAGAGACATTTGAAATCTTACCAACAAAGGTTGCGTTAGCTTGAAGCAACAATCTCTGTGGCTGCGAACCGACAGAAGTAACAATGCACTCATGGGTGCCAACTGTTGTAAATGTCGGCCTTGAAGTCTGATCGTGACCGACAAAAACCTTTATGCTCGCTCCGGTGCCAGAAATTTCATCAATGGTAAATTTAACAAAATAAACGTGATTTACCGTTGCTCCAAAATCTTGGTAAAGATTTGACGCTGAACCGATTGCGCTGGCAACGACTGCTTTGTTTCCCGTTATTGTCCAGCCGGTGCCTTTAGTCCAAACAGAGTCAGTAGCAAAATTACCGTTTGTAATTCCAGTTGCGACAAAGGAATCCACCCCCCAAGTTTCTCCTGCCGTTTCACAAGCTGTTTGGTTATTGTATGAATTATCGCTACATACCCATCTACGCTTTTTACCGCTGAACCTTACGATCTCATTTGCGGCGTAAACTTTATGGTCGTAGTCTGCTCCCGCCTTATTCCCCCAAGGCATGATGACTACACCGGGGCGTGTTTGTGCCGATCCGTTTACGAATCGTTTATTTTTAGCTTCGGATGCTACCCCCGGCGAAAGAAGGGCGGGATCGAGCCGCATATTGACTCCGTAAAATCCTTGATCCCCATCTGTTATGTATTCTGGCATTACCTTCTTTCCAATTCATATTCATACTCTGCGAGCTTATTCAGCACTTCCTCTGTGAACCGTGGGGCATGAAACGCTGCTCTCGGAAACTCCGGGTGCTTCAGAAATTGCTCCACCGAATTTAGCTTCGTCTGTTTGCACCCCAACGACATACTGAGAATCACGAACAGCAGTAGCAATGAGTGTTTTCTTATGCTCCCACCGTTCCTTTGCATTTTGTTCTTTAATACTTTGGTGCAACTTTTCAAACAGCTTTAGCAAGCCGGGAAAAGCGTTTATCAAGGTAGCGATTGCCTTGATGATTCCCATTAACCCTTTGCTGCTGTTTCTGCTTTCTTCACGCCGTGACGAAGGAAGATTGCAAGGATTGATGTTACCCCTATGTTTAGTGCCGCACTTAATTCAAGCTCGCCGCTTAAATATGCTCCAACCGCAGACAAAATTGCCGCGACTGCCGTTAGTACCGTTTTGCTCGATTTCATATCAAAAAAGAAAGAGGGGGCATTATGCCCCCTCTTCGTTATTGTCAGCAGTTTCAGCGGCTTGATTAGCCACAACCCCTCCGCTGCCTGCAACATCATCTGCTGTCACAGAATCTTCCGGTTGCTTTTCAAGAAACCTCATTAGGGTTTCTGCTCCTTGCCGTGCGCGTTCATGCTCATCGGCACTCATTCCCGCCGTGCGGGTTGCTACATATAATCCATTTAGGATTGCTTTTAGTTGTTGTAGTGGTGACATAAGAAATTAACGGTAAATCTTCACACGCATTTGCCGCGTTTGACCCTCCTGCCTTTCAAATTTATCCACCAAGTCTGCCAATGCCTTATCAGCCAAACTTTGTTGAATACCGGCAAGTCTTTCCTTTTCATCGGATATTAAAATATCAGCGGCAGCACCGTGCGCGAGAAACGACCTAAAATCTCTTGGTATATTTACAATACCCCAATCCGCAGTTCCATCACCGGGATCATTATTGCTTGATGCGGTATGGACTGTCTTTGCCTCGTACAGATCAAAGTCTGCCCCGGTAGTTTCCCACCTTACTGCGTTAGTCTTTTTGTATGCGGTGCCACTTACCCAACTGTCATAAAATATATTCGGCACCACTTGCCTATACTCGATGTAAACGATGTTAGGCCCGTCAATGACTTGAATCCCGTTTTCACTTTGAAAGAAATTCTCTGTCTCGGCTTTTGTATGGGTACGCGGATCAGCGTCCCAAACCTCGATCACATCCCCTATTTGGTTATTGCCGTCCTGCTCCCAAGCAACGTACTTATCCAGTTCAGTAAGCACGCCCCATCGGGCATTGCCGCTTGTCGCGGTGGGGATCAAGGTGCCGCTTGATGTGTGTGAGGTGTGGCAGGCATAGAAAAGCCCATCGGAGGCATACTCAACAATATCACCGGCAACATAGGCGGCACCCGCCACCCAAAGATCGGCATTGTACTTTTGTTTGGATTCAGCCCAATGCGTTAAAGTAGTTGGGATATTACCCGTGGTGGACTGAATGGCTTGGTAGTATTTTTTCTCGGTAGGATAGTACACTTCCGCGCCCGCCGCGTAGCTTGTAGAGGCGTTATAAAGCAATCGAAAATAACGTTTCTCAACACGGGTTAAGTCCGGCCACGGGTAAAATTCCCAAATTTGTTTAAGTCGTGTATCGAGATAGGATTTGATTGCCACATTATCGTCGGCACTTAATTCCTCGTAAACACGTTGAGACAAGGAAACAACACGCTTCAGTAAATCACTATATCTTATCGTTTCCACGGTTGCGTTTCCTTGTTGTCTTTAAAAAACTTTTTGACGTTTTTATCGTCGTGCCAAAAGTAGGGGTCTTGTTGCTGCCACCTAAACCATGTGCGCAAATCGACAACCCCCTCTAATCTTAACTCAGATTTAAGATTAGGTTTATAGCCTCTATATTTTTTGAAGATATTTGCGGCTTTACCTCTGTACTTGATCTTTTCAGCTTCAACATACTTTTGATGAACCTCCGGATCACGCAACATACGGTCAGCACGGGCGGCAGCCCGCCCGTGCTTCCCGAATTTTGGTATCAGAATTTCAGCCATTAGGCTTGGTCGTATCCGAGGTCATCACTTCTGACGATCCTCATAAATACAGATACCTGACCGGCATTTGTCGTAACACTAAAGTTACCAGTTCCGCTGGTAAATTTAGCGTTTATTGCCGTTGACGAACTAATGACAGTACCACAACGATTTGCCGTTGCCGCCGTGCCTTCTAATGCACCAACTGCTGCTGCTTTCAAATCAGCCGATAATGCAACGTGATAACCAGCAGCCGCCGCAGTACCAACTTCAACTTTTACAGTCCCAGCAGGCCCGGTGATTTTGTCATCCAACCTGACTACAACAAGATCATCAACCACCGCATTAGTCTCAGTAGTTAATGCTATTGTTTGCGTTTGTGCTCCTGCTGTAAGTTCCTTACCTTCAATTATAAATTGATCGGTGAAACCTAGTCCTGCCCTCTCTTGGTTTGTTAAACGATAATGTCTCATATCAGTATTTTCCTTTCTGTATTAAGCACCGTCATCGATTGCCCCAAGTCCCTTCGGGTTTTTACACATGACCGAGAAGATGCACTTCCCGTATCCGCGCGGCCCGCCGCCTTCATCATCCAGATCACGGAGATGCAATGCTTCCATGTATTGAAGCTCCAGAAGATCAAGATCGAGAATCAATCCTGCATCCTTATCTCCAACTGTACCGTTGTGGTTAAGGAAAACGGAAGGAATCACGTTCACGCGACCAAACGAGGAATTGAAAACCTTAACTTCCAAGTTAATGGTTTTCTTGGTGGCATCATCGTTTAGCGTATAACGCTGCGTATTAGTGGTACCTTCTGTCCTTGTGAAGTTATCGATTTTCTCCACTACCTCGGTACCAAACACACCCATGTAGGTTTTCTTGGCAGAATGAGTTTCAAAGAGAGATTGAAGAACCCCGTTGAGCTTTGCTTCAGTAAGATCACCGCCAGCATCAATATCCTGTTCAGCAGGAGTTTGATATTCGACAGGAACATCATCCGGAGCAGTACGAACCATTTGATCGGTAACTACATTAGTTCCACCTGCATTATCAGCCCCCGTGGCGCGACCACTACCCGTCCAACGGAACAAACCGCGTGTTTTCCATGCGGTACTTCCATTACCAGACTGACGCTCATTGTTGGAACACACAACCGCTTCAATATCGCGCTTCATTTCGCGCAATGTTTTCATCTTTGCGTATTCGATTTCTGAAGAAACCGCAGCGGTATCAACCAACTGTTGAACATCAGAAACACCGTAATCGCGAGAAATGATTTGGATGTTGTTAACAAACCGTTGACGTTTGGTTGCTTTATTAGAGAACGAATTGATGTCTCTACCTTCAGGTTGACCCCCCGTATTCGGTGCGTCTAACTCGTCTGCCAAAACCTCGGTATAAGTACCTTTCGGCCCCGGCCCCTTTCGCATCGCGGAAACAACGGGGGTCTGTTCTGGTTCAAGGATCGTTAATACGTCCCTTAAATCTTCACGATTACCACCGGTTGTTCCGGGCGAAGAATAACTATTTGCACTAGCCATTTATGTTATCTCCATTTAAGCCGCGTTTGCGGCTCTCCTAGCATTGAGCAGTTGCATAACCGCATCGGGACTTCCGTTGGATTCCTCCACATACTTTTGGGCATCAGATACTTTTACTGATGCCTTAACTGCGCTCGCGGGTGGCGGTGCGCTTGCGGGAGAAACCACATCGGTAGGAGTTAGAGTCTTAACCTTTTTGGCTTGAGGTTTGTCGGGCGTTTTAGTCTGACCGGCAATGTTGGCATTGTATTGAGTCAACCCAAGGTGAAACACCCCCACCAACTGTTTATAGTTGGGGAAGCGTTTCAATTCGGGCATTTCCCGTAGAATTTCTTGATACTGCGCGTGTTGATCGGAGGATGTTTTACTCCAAGCAGGAAAATGTTGTGCCGCTAAACCATCAATCTTTGTATAATTGTTCAGCCAACCTTCCCTTTTCGGAATGTGTTCCTCCAACATATCCTCCGCGTAGGACAATATATTCTCTACTTGATCGGCATCGTAATGCTCGGTTTTACCATCCGGAAACTGAAATTCGCCTCCGCTTTGGTTACGCCTAGCCCAACGCTGCCAATCCTTGTATTGCTTTCGTTGCTCTCCCAGTTCCCGTTTGGTCATTACAGATGCCAATGGATCATTGGCCTGTAAACGTTCCGTTCCCTGTTTATCAAGCAACTCCTGCAACTTACGGTTTTCCTCTTGCGCACCATCAAGCTGTGATTGGTTGTCTCTTAATGCTTCTTCAGCTTTTTTCTTTTGAGATGTTAGTTTCCCAATCCGCTTGTTAATGCGCTGCTGTGCTTGCTCATCCAGACCGTCCGTAGCCTCCGGTTCATCAGATTCATCATCTGCTTCCTCTTCGGTTTCGGTTTCAGCCGGTTGTTCCTCAATTCCTTCTGGCTCGACCTCCTGTGTCTCTACCTCTTCAGAATCCTCTGCGACCGGATTGGCCTGCTCGTTAGCCTCTCCGTTTTCGTCTTGGGACGGCTCTTGGTTCAACATGGCTCGCAATCCCTCAAAGCCAATGTTGTCCGCATCATTAACGGCTGATGGTGCGCCTTCTTGTTGTTCTGCAACTGTACTCATGCTTTTAACCTTGCAAGTCGGTGACATTGATTTTTTGAGGGCAAATCAAAGAAAAAGCCCATGAACTCCGAAGAGGTAACATGGGCTTTACCGGTACGCGCAACCGACTTGGGTACGCTAGGTGTACGAAGGATTATCTAGGTGGATATTTTAATATATTTCATCATTTAATTTGTCGGATTTGTCGGGTTTGTCGGGTGGTTATTCATCTAAATTTTCATCAACCACCGCCGCAGCAAATAAATGATGCTCGATCTGCGACAAGGCATAAACGCCTCCTAGACTGTGAGCCGCCTTGCCCGATTCATTGGATATTGTCGGACTTGCCGCCCAAACCACTTGTTCTTCGCGTAATGATCTAATTAACGCTAAAACCGCGTTAAATCTCGGATCACCCATAAGTGTTTTAATATCTGCGTTTCGCGCTGAGATATTCCGTTGGTATTCATGTATTTCCATTTTTACTCCTTTTTTCCATTCCTTTACGAAATCTAATCCAATTTTCCATTAAAACTACAGGATCACTATGGCGCGACGATAAGTTGCACCGTTTACACTCCATGACAAACCAACTCGATTTATTGACTAAATAAACCGGTTTACCGCAAATAAAGCATTTGTCAGATGGGAATTTCTTCGTTTCCTTCAATGTTTAAGAACTTTTTAACACTTTCACGGGTAAACAAACGATGCCCACCCCCGGTCGCAACAACCTTCAAAACTCCAATTTCAACCAAAACATCGATCTTTTTGCGTTTTAAACCGGTAAATCTGGCTACATCGCCAAATTTCAACAATAGAGGTAATTCATCAAATTTCATTGTAAAAAGGTAAATTGTCTAAAACAGGGGCATCTCCACCGGTAGCCTGCATATTATGTTTATCGATATAGTAGATTCCACGCTTGAAAAGATAGCGGTCAGGATCGATTACATCCTTGAGCGCACCCTTTTGCCCATCTAATCCGGTATATTCCGCGTAGGCATAGATGCTTTGCTCACATTCGCTACTGATAAAATACTTGGGATGATTCATGGCACTAACAGGCTGGGAATCGTCATAATCAAGCATATCGTTGATAACCATGATTCCATCCTCCACATCGCCTCCCGGCCCCGCGTGCCAAATGTAACTTGGGCCAACCAGTTCATCCTCTTGGTTGTACTGTTCCTCTTCCATCATGGATATGATGGATTGCCCCTGCTTCACGTTAGGCACCTCTGCCCCGCCGCCACGGGGATCGATCACACGCTCAAAAATGTGTTCATCGCCTTCCAGTTTTTGTAGCAACTTTTTGTATCCAATAATCGACAACCCCAAACTGGTCTGCGCACTTCCCGCTTTGCCGTCAGGTTTGTCTGATGGCAATGCCCACTCACCAAATGTTTTTCGATCGGGCCATTCTCGATACAAAAACACGCGACCCAAATCGTCCATGATGTACCACTTCAAAAACCAGTTTTTACTCCCGCCGGGATCGCACGCGCAGTATCGAGTCCCTTTGGTTGGTATGTCTTTTGGATCAACCACATGAACGTGTTCATTAAATTTTGGAAACGCTTTTCCTTCCAACCGTTCAGCCCATCCGTAGGCACGGATTTTTACTTCCTCACTCGTTTTTCCCTCCAACATCTTGACGATGTTTTTGTATCCACCAAAAGGATTCCAAATTGAATGAAAGCAAATAATGGCAGCACTTCGACTGCGCGATTCTATAATGTAGGGCATCTCCCCAGGCTTACAACCGGGAACGTGGATGCGATCTTGTTCCATTAATTCTGCGGGCCTGCTTTCGATTACTTTTGAACCCGCAAGATATTCCTTAACGGTCATCGTGTAGCCCTTAACTGGAGTGAACGTAATTAGCAGTTTACCGCTGCGCGTGACGATTCGATAGCGGAGCGTTTTTACCAGTTCATAACCAATCAACTCATCTGCCCAAATCAAATCAAGTTCACCACCCTCAAACACTTTTTCATCCATCGAGTAGTTTAGAAAACGTGTCCTACTCCCGTTGGGAAGAATGAAAACTTGATCGGCAAATCCAGCCTTGTCCGTCCAGCGCACGTTCGTCGTTTGCCCCTGCTTACCAATGTTCCGCCATTCCGGTGGCAGATAGTTCCGCACAACCGGTTGCTGCATTTCTATGCTACTGGGCAGCGTTGAGTGAAGGCACCAAACATTCTTGTTTCCACCTTCCGAAATTGTCTTTGCAGTCTTGTAAGCTGCGTACTCTGTCTTTCCACTACGGTTGCCACCCAAGACCAAAACTTCCTCGTAATTTTCCAACAACTTATCGCAGTCATCCCACGACTGAAGCCTCACCCCGTAACGGAGCGGATCGTGATTAACCCGCTCAATGGTCATTTCTCTTTTTTCGAGAAATTGCTGTAAAAATTTTAATCCCTTTTTTTGCGCAATCTCCACCATGCGCTCATCCGAAATCTTCGGAATTGTCGGATGATCTGTTTGGGTAAACTCAATCTTCATTTTCTGTTACCTCAATTACATCCGCTTCTTTGGCATCCAAATTTTCCATAATATCGTCCATGTATTCCTTAAATTCATCAGCACTCATTTCGCGCCGAGTTTCCACGATCGATGTTGGCCTGCCTTCAAGTTTACCGAGATGATCGAGCAGGATACCGGTAACGATTCCCTTATCCTTACCTTTTAATTCATCCTTCTCGATTGACTCGATTAAACTATCCAACGCTGCCCGACTAGCATACCGCAGCTTGTTTGTTAGACGCTGCGTGTATGCTGCTAGTCGGCCATCATCTTCGGCGCGGCGTTCCAACGCTGCGACCGTGTTGCGACTCACTTTAAATATCTTTGATATTTTTTTGTGAGTCATATCAGGTTGCGCTAATAGCTCAAGTATCGCATCAACCTTCTCCTTGTTGCGCTCGATGATCGCGCCACTAAACTGCCCCGGCTTCGCATCGTAAGCCTTGAGCATTTCCTTGGTATTCTCCCGCACTTCTGCAAGAGCAAACATTTCACCCTGCTCGGCAGGGTTACTTTGTTTTTTTAGGCTTTCCTGCTTTTGACCCATAATTGTAACCGTGCGTGGTATCAGTTATTCCACGCTTGGCCCAAAAACGATTGAACCCTGCATCAATGGCATCTTTACTGCCTTCAATGTGTTGCGTTCCAATTTCACCAACTGGATCACCCTCAAAAACATCAACTCCTGTTTTTCCTGCAAATGTTTTAACTTTTCCCATTTTTAGTCCATTTTTTTACTTTTTGTTTAAACGTATATGGATCAGAAACAATCTCCTTGTGTACGGTTTTACTTAAACTATGCAACGTATCTCCACGCCTCATTTTCTTATGCGCATACAAGTATTCCAGAATGTTCCACTCCATCACCGGATCGCCTGCACAACAGGCAAATATCTGCTGAACTTCTCTAGTCGTTAGACCCACCATTGCGCGGCACAAAACCAAACTCCCTGACATTCAATTTAGGTTTGGATATTTTCATATCTCCCCGCGTGTAAGTGTCTGGAGTTAACGGCCCCATCACTTTTATAAGACTTCCCTTGCTGAACCATTGAGCAATTTTATCAGCTTTTTCACTCCAGCAATAACAATCAATCCAAGTCGGGTCTTTATCGTTCCCGTCCTTGTCTCTACCGTTTGATACTGCAATGGAAAAATTAACCACATTACCGCTTGTTGTTTCCTTCAGTTCTGGATCTCTCCCTAACCTTCCTGTTGCTTGATATACGTTATCTAGGTACATATTTATCGTTGTTTATCCTGTAACAATTTATTAAGTCACAGTCAGCGGAGGGGTTGTGGCTAATCTTTTGCTGAAACGACCAACAATAACGCGAGTTTTAATTTATAATAAATCCAATTCGTATTGGACGCTGTTTTTCCTTAATTGTTTCATCGGCACAGCATTGGTATGTCTATTAATCGTAAAAATAGTCCAACCATAAGCAAGTGCATATCTTAAAGGATGTGCCATTGGAGAATTATTCCAATCAGTTTCTATCATTTTTTCTCGAAAAACAGAAATAGGATCACCTGCTGTAAGACCTAATCCACTTTTAATCGTATCATAAAACTGCTTTGCCTCTTCCGCTTGCTCAATACCTGACGTATCACATTCAACCCACCATTGCGCAATAGCCACTATCATGGGAAACCATGTCAGTTCCTTTAAGGAGGCAGGATTATCCAATATGTATTGAAAAGGCTCTCGCAATCTTCTGGATTCTTCAATTATCGCTTCATCTGTAATTATCCATTTTACCTTTGAAAACGGTTTATGCTCTCTACTCCCATCGGGCCTGCCAGCAGCAACAGACATTCTTGACCAAAGTTCTAATTTTTTAGCTTGTGCATTAGATATTTTGCCAAATTCGCCTGCTAGTCTGAAACGATCTGCATTTGATCTTTTTCTACCAATATCTATTTTGACCATACCAGTTCTGCTAACACCCATTAAAACGTGCATTTTACATGGTTGTTTTGACATTAATAATCCATTTAACCTAGTTTGCCCGTCCATAAGAATTCCCTCATCATCAAATACTATTGTATTTACATCCCCATGAAAATTACCCGCTTTCATATCTACCGATAGTTTATATGCGTAACTCCTAGACATAGTTCTATTTGTAGCTTCATCTCCAGTACCACCATTGTAACTATTTAAAATTTCTGCCGCCTCGCGTGGGGTGATTTCCGTATAAATAGTATTCATAACAGGACTATGAAACCTATGTTTTAAATCAGCAGTTTCCACTAATTGTTGATGAATATTATCGTTACGGTTTTTTAGGTTATCAATTTCCTTAACTAACTCTTCTGCTGACATATTTTTTATTCTACCTCTTGGCATTTTGTTTTTCCTTTCAGTTTATTTTGTTATTAGTTGTGGCTATTAAGTAAATATTGGCCAATTACTCTGTTTCAATTCCAATCATCAATATGGTTCCCATCGCACTCGCGACAAAAACCCAAAACACTAATTCCTCCATACTCATCATCGAGTTAACCCTTCTTCGCTGGCTAATTCTTCGGCTGATTTTTTGTACTCGAAAAACCGAACACTACTTTTCTTAAACACAAACTCAGCATGGCCCGTTGGCCCGCTTCTTTGTTTTAAAACAAGTAAATCTGTGCGCGTACTGTGTTTGCTCCAACTAATTTGCTCCTGCGCATTTTCCTCCGTAACTGGCACCGGCCATAACGCCGCAACCATGTCTGCGTCCTGCTCGATCTGCCCACTTTCACGAAGATCAGCTAGGGTTGGTTTTTGATTTTTAGATTGAGCAGCATTCCGGTTTAGCTGTGCGCAGGCAATTACTGGAACATCTAATTCCTTTGCCATTTGCTTAATGCCGCGACTCACACTTGCCACTTCCTGCTCGCGGGAGTAATTACCGTGCCGCCCCTCTTCACCTTTAGCCAACTGAAGATAATCGACTACGATTAACTTAATTCCGTGCATTAGCTTCGCCTGCCTAGCCTTGCTTCTGACTTGATTCATTGTCAGGGCAGGACGCTCATCAATAAACATTGGCACGCCCTTTAGCTCATTAATTTCCGCGCTTAAATCGGGGATTTCTAATTCTTCCGCATATCCTGTTCTCCACATTTGCATATCGGCATCTGCTTCCGCAAAAAGGACTCTTCGCGCTAGTTCCAACGCACTCATCTCAAGGCTAAACACCAGCACCGGAGAACCACTCAAGGCACTAAATGCGGCAATGTTCATTCCAATAGCAGTTTTTCCTTCACCGGGACGACCGCAGAAAACCAGCATTTCGCCGCCCCTCATACCCCCAATCATTTTATCAAAATACTCATAACCAGTAGACAAACCCGTAAGCTGCGCACTACCTCGTTTATATTCTTCTATTTGGGTTTGAATCGTTGGAAGTAAATCGCCCAACTTATGTAACTCTCGGCCAACCGGATCGGAATTGATCGCCATTAACTCTGCTTCCGCTTCTTGTAGGAGTTTTTTGGTATCACCCCCCTCGCCCAATTTTTCGTAAAATTTGGTAAATAACGCACCCGCTTTGCGGGCTAATTGCGCATTTTGCGCAGCTTCCAAGTAATAAGATAAATTAGCAGCAGATGGCACTTGCTCCTGCAAATGGTGGATCATCAAAATCCAACCATTTTCTGGTACATTTACATCGGTTCGTTCCTTTAAAACCATCGTCACTTGAAGATCATCGATAGTGGTTCCTTGCTCCAATATTTGCAGTAAAGCCTGCCAAATAGCCCTAAAATGCTCACTCGTAAAAAGATCTATTGCATCGCTTCCAAGTGCATCATGCACTTCAAATACCCGAATATGTGGTTCTAACAGACAGCAACCGAGTACCCCGATCTCTGCCTCCTTGTTTTCTATGGTTTCTACTATTTTCATTTTTGTGTTGCCTGCGCTAATCGTTTATCCAATTCGGCCTGCAAAGATTTTTCTAGGTTGCACAACTGCCAGTACGCCTCCCTGTCAGGGTGATCTCGGTCTACTGCGTTTGGTAAATCTGGATTGCCGGGATGTTGCTTTTTCCGGAAATACATTTCCTTTAATCGGGAATCCAAAATATTGATTGTGAGTCCATCGGTTTCCCCGTTCATTCCGTTAGTTCCGTTCCTATATAGGGGGTGCGCGTAATCGAGCGTTTTACCGCTCGGAGAGAGCGTTTTGCCGCTCGGAGAGAGCGTTTTTTCGCTCGGAGAGAGCG